CACGCGGACTGGCAGGCCCGCCTTATGCTTGCCGAACTGTCTGGTCTGACTCCTAACGACACGACCAACAAGCACAGTCAGTTCATCATCTTCGGGAAGAATAGGAACCCCCAGAGTGAGTTCGTTTACACCAATCTCAGTGAGCAATTCCCTGGCTATCAGTACTCTTTCGGCAAGTCTACCTATCGTGGGGAGGAGGTTGGTGAGGGCGGATACGTCCACGCCGAGCCAGGAATCTACGTCGACGTCGCACTTCTCGACGTTGCGAGCATGCATCCCACTTCAATCGAGTGTCTCAACCTCTTCGGAGACCGATACACTCAGCGTTTCAGCGAGATCAAGCAAGCCCGAGTAGCGATCAAGCACCACGACGACGAAACTGCTCGGAAGCTTCTGGATGGAGCGCTTGCTCCGTTCCTCGATGAGGGAGTGGATTATGAGGCACTGGCCTTCGCTCTCAAGATCGTCATCAACTCCGTGTACGGTCTCACTGCAGCAAAGTTCCCAAACGCCTTCAAGGACCCCCGGAACGTGGACAATATCGTCGCCAAGCGTGGCGCTCTGTTCATGGTGGATCTGAAGCACTTCGTCCAGGAGCAGGGTTTCGACGTTGCACACATCAAGACCGACTCGATCAAGATCCCGAGGGCTACTCCCGAGATCATCGAGAAGGTTATGGAGTTCGGCAAGAAGTACGGCTACACCTTCGAGCACGAGGCTACTTACGACCGTATGTGTCTTGTGAACAAGGCCGTCTATGTCGACTACGATGATGGACACTGGAGTGCTACCGGCGCACAGTTCCAGCACCCCTACGTCTTCAAGGAGCTCTTCTCGAAGGAGGAGCTGGATATTCGAGACGTGGCGGAAACCAAGAGCGTCACCACCGCTCTGTACCTCAACAACGGAACAGAAGAGAAGCCAGAGATGGAGTTCGTCGGCAAGACCGGCGCCTTCGTCCCCGTGAACCGTGGAGGCGGGATCCTTCTCCGCGAGAAAGATGGTAACTACCATGCCGCATCAGGCAGTACCGGTCACAGGTGGGTACAGTTCGAGTCCTTCAAGGAAGCCCACGCAGACGACTGGAAGGAATGGGTCGACTGGAGTTACTTCGAGGGTCTTGCTGACGATGCAAAGGCTGCGGTGGGAGAATTCGGCGACTTCGAGGCCTTCACCCTTGGAGCTTGAGCCGTATATCTGGAACGGAGACAATGATGGCTGAGTACGAGAACCAGTGGGGTCCGTACAAAGAGCACTCGATCGAGAAGGATCGAGACCCGGTTCTCGACGACCCGATCATCTACGGGGTCAATACCAAGCACTTTACGGTGACTGTATATTCTCAGGACGGGCGAGTCAATAAGTATTGGAATGCCCGCATCCTCAAGGATGATCTGGGGTACTGTCGAATCGCCTGTCCTCGGGATGGGAAGATTCTGTGCTTCAACTGGGTACACTGGACTACTTACATGTTTACCCATGACGGCCTGAACGAGCTGGTCTTTATGCCTGGCTCGAGCAGGAAGACGATTTCTCGACTTTACCATGAGGAGGTGAAATAATATGGGATGCTGGCGCTGGGTTCTTGTCCGCGGTCCTTTCTGGCAGCGACACTGGATGTTCGTGCAGGACGCTGGATGCTACCGGCATAACTACACCTGATGTGTAAAAGCCCCCGGGTCTGTAAAAGGGGCCGGGGGTCCGCGTCAGAAACTACGGGTACTATGAGACCCCTCTACTCGAAAGGAATACTCATGCTGCCCGTTGCCAAGATTATCATCTCCGGACTCTCCTCCATTGGAGCTGGTATGATTGCCAGCAAGCTCACCAAGCCTATCGTCTCGAACGCAAATGGAATCGCTAAGATTCTGCTTTGGTTCGGATCGATAGGCACTGGTGTTGCTGCTAGTGCAATTGTTGCCCGCGAAGTCGAGAAGCAGTTCGACGAGACCGTCAAGGCCGTCAAGGAAGCCCGAGACCACATCGAGATCGAAGACTGATCTCTAGTTTATACCCCATTAACTTGGGGTATAGGCTTTTCTGAAAGGAGCACACATGCCAGGAAAGATTGTCGCCCACGATACCCATCTTCGTATCGATACGGAGTTCATTGAGCTCAAGGACTGCTTCGAGGCATTCCGACGAGGGGTGGAGTACCGTGAGAAGAATGACGTTGATGATATTCTCGTCATATGTAATGCCCCCGATATCATTGAATACCAGCTCAAGAACGGGGACAGCTTTATCGTCACCTATGATCCCATTCATCGGATCATCGTGATGCGGGTGTTCCTCCACGACGAGGACATCACCATCAAGCCCATCTATATTTACAACAACCGTGAGTACCAGATCGCCTGTGAGTTCCTCAGGCAGATTATACACGACAAGATTGATCTTAAGAACGAGTGGATCGCATGAGCCAGAAGACCCCAAGCGTTATCGACTACTTCAACCCCGATGGCACTCTTCGTGAGGAGTCTACCGAGTTCGAGGCCCTGGATCTTGAGCAGTATATCGACCGACGGTCCAAGATCAAGCCGGACTACAACAGCGCGGTATCGGGTATAATGCAGTTCGACCTTGCGGGTGATGTTGAGGTCAGTTTCTACCGCACCCCGGCTGTAGTGTACGGGGAGGTTATATTCCCGACTGGTGGGAAGACGGTACTCTTCAAGTGTCATCAGAAGAAGAACCTAACCGGTTTCATTCGTAAGGTCCTGGAGATCGCCTCCTGGCCTATTGACCGTATCCACACCGACTTCCGAATTACTTTCTAAGGAGCACACAATGGCACGACTTGGTAACCTGACAATCGAGAACGCACGCATCTTCTTCAAGGACTTCTCCGCTGAGGGTCCTTACGCTGGTGGTACAAAGCGTACCTTCTGCGTTGAGATCCCCGAGGACATGGTTGAGGCCCTTGAGCGAGACGGGTGGAATCTGAAGACCCGGGAGTCTCGGAATGACCCGGATGCAGTCACCCACTATCTCAAGGTGGAGGTGTCCTACCGGGCCCGTCCTCCGAAGATCGTCTGTATCCCGAACCTGACTCGACGGAAGGTGTTTATCAACGAGCAGACTGTCAACTCCCTGGACTACGTCGAGATCCTGAACGTGGATCTCACGATCAACCCCTATGTCTGGGAGGTCAACGGTAACTCCGGAGTGAAGGCATACCTTGGTACGATGTATGTCACCATCGCCGAGGATCCGCTCGATGCAAAGTACGACGATGTGGAGGAGGCCGCCTGATGCGACGCTACGGATTCTTCAACTTCCTCTTTGACGTATTCATGGTCTCGGTGACCGGAGGATTCTGGCTTATCTGGATCTTTATCAGGGAGATGCGGCGAGGCTGATTCTATACCCCGGGGTCTGTAAAAGGGCCCCGGGGTCCCCCACTCATAGAAAGGACACACGTGGCTAGCCGACTTATCGTCAGTGCTGATGATATTCTGAAGGCGGTCAAGGAATCAGAGGCGTTCGAGAGGAAGGCCCTCTCTGAAGCTCGTAAGCGAGATCGAGCTGAGGGCAAAGAACCTCGAGAGACTCTGTATCCAAACCCGGATCTTAAGCCTGGTCGAGAGATCGTGCTCGACTACATCAAGAACCCGGAGCGTCGTCGTACGCCACGGTGTTCCGTTCACCTTGAGAAGCGGACTGCGAACAACAGCTATCGGTTTATCGTAGACGTATCTCAGGTAAGGAATCGAGAGCTTGCGGATGAGATTGAGAAGGATCTCTTCGCATTCATGGACTACCTTCTCGACGAGTACGACATTCCACGACGCATTAGAAAGTGAGTACACACATGTTTTCTCTCATCCGGGTTTCCGAAGGCCCCGTTGACATCTACGAGCTTCGTATGCAGTATCTTGCTAAGCTCAAGCAGACGGATGGGGTTATGCTTCCCACATTCATCTACCGGAACAAGGACCTCTTCGTCACTGATTTCAAGCCCACGTGTGATGATCAGTGGATCATGTACATGACAAATGCCGAAGGGCTCATCACCAAGATGCGGATCAAGAACGGCGACCTGATGAGCAATGGGTCGGTTCTGTTCCTTGCAGAGGAGAGGAAGACCTATAACGCCAAGGAGTACTACGACTACTGGAGTGCTCGGGAGGGTAAGCCTGCTCCGTTCTTCTACGAGTCCCGACAGTACCACGTCAAGTCCTTCATGCGGGTTCCCGGCTCGACCGATCTGTGGATCACCGCTGAGCGAGAGACCGGACACTGGTACACCTTCCGTATGTCAGACGACCAGAAGTCCAAGTTCACCCGGCACACCATGACTAACGAGAAGGGGCACCAGAGTTACGACTGGGTTCTCGAGAACGTTGAGTGGGCTGCTGACACGATCCGTTATTTCTGAGGAGGATATTGTGGAGCTCACTGACGGCGGATGGTACAATACCCCCCGTATTATCAAGGGTAAGGACTTTCTGGCACATATTCATGACACATACGCATCTGGAAATGCTATGTATGTGGAGTTTAAGGCGTCCGAGGGAGAGGTGCGTATCCTCGAGTATCGGCGACTCTATGACGTAGATACAGAAAGCGCGGTCCTGTTTACAATCAACACCTTTCCGCAAGAGAGTATTCTCCTCAAGAACATTGAGGAGTATGAGTTCATCCAGTACCGACCCCAGCAAGCATGGAAGGCGATTCACATGGGAAGCACCAAGCGCATCAACCTCGAGCAGTTCGACCAGATCTGGCTCGATCAGACATTCCAGAAGCTGCACCCGGTTATCGTCAACCACGACGGCAAGTTCTGGCATGTGATGGGGCTGAAGCTAGACGTGGACGCAGATGGCTCGTTCTGGGGGCTCTATCTCAAGCGTCAGGACAGCGACTTCATGAATAAGATTCGCATGCCTCTGACTCAGAAGTTCATCTACAATCCCATCTCGGGTTCTTGGTCCCTTGACGACCCGACTCAGGAGATCAAGGACCTTGAGGAGATCAAGCAGACTCTCCGAGCTGATGCGATCCTGGATGTGACGGTTTCGGGCGTACCTATGAAGCTGATCAGGGTTCAGGAGATCGCGAAGGGTGTTCTATTCTTCGTCTTCCAGGACGAGGAGAAGAACAAGCGGTACTACTACAATCGCCCAGCCATCAAGCTCCGTATCGTAACGGATCCGACCACTGGCGAGCAGAAGTACCTCCTGGACCATATCAAGGCCATGCACATTGACTGAGCGCTGGAGGAATTTACCCCACCCCTTCTCAAGGTATGAGGCATCTGATCTCGGTCGGGTGCGTAATGTCTCGAGTGGGCGAGTTCTTCGGATCCAGAAGTGCTCAGACGGTGCTCCCGGGTTCTCCCTGTATCGTGATGACTCAGGTAAGCAGACCATGGTTCGCTGTGGTGTGACTATCTGGCGTGCGTTCAACGGAGAGCCCGGGAGGGGGCACTATGTCATCCATCTGAACGGTGATATGGCTAATGCCCGTCTTGAGAACCTGGATCTCGTGTCGTACTCGGCGTACCGGCAGGCCTGGTATGACGACTACAACGCTCGGATGGATGAGCTCTTTGAAGAGACCCAATCTGAGTTCGATGACTATATCTTCGGCTCATGTACTGAGTCGGAGTTGGATAGAAAGGTTCGCTTTGGCGACTGAGCAGTGGGTGACAATCAAGCATCCCTTTGAGAAGTACGAGGTCTCAGATCTCGGAAGGGTCCGGAATAAGCGGACTGGTCGTTTTCTGACTCCCACCCTCGACAAGCAGACCTGGTTCTACCGGATGTACCCGACTGGTGGTAGGAAGCAGCTCAAGCGATCTGCTGGTGTTCTTGTGTGGAACGCCTTTGTCGGTGAGATCCCTCCGTACCATTTTGTCCAGTACAAGGATGGAAACCGACGGAACCTCTGGGTGAAGAACCTCTACCTGAAGTCCAACTCTGAGTTCCGCAAGGAGGAATACGCTGAGGGTCGCCTTGGATGGATGCTTGAGGAATACGAATCCGAATTCGACGAGTGGATCTTCGGATCCTGCATGGAAGGACTGGTGTGTGTTAGATGACAGTTACGTATCGCCCTGAGCAGATTCAGGCGGTGCGTCAACTGCAGAACGGCAGCATCTTGGCGGGTGGCGTTGGTTCGGGTAAGACCCTGACTAGCCTGGCGTGGTACCTCACGTCGGTTTGTAACGCCGCCTCGTTCAAGAAAGGGGGGTCCTTGGCTAAGGAGAAGGTCAAGGGCTCCCCTACGCTGTATGTCATCACAACCGCTAAGAAGCGGGACTCCCTTGAGTGGGAGGAAGAAGCTGCGCGTCTCGGTCTGAGTACTGATCCTGCATGTAGTTTCACTGGTTCATCCATTGTGGTGGACTCGTGGAACAACATCGGGAAGTACTCGGATCGAGAACACGCGGTATTCTTTTTTGATGAACAGCGTGCTTCCGGCAGTGGGCGCTGGGTCAAGGAGTTCTTGAAGATTACTCGTAAGAATGCCTGGCTTCTGCTCTCAGCTACCCCTGGAGATGTCTGGATGGACTACCTCCCGGTATTCATGGCTCATGGTTTCTTCAGGACTCGTACGGAGTTTATGGAGGACCATGTCATATTTGACCGCTTCGCAAAATACCCCAAGGTCAAACGATACATAGGGGAGGCAAAGCTGCAGCGACTTCGTCGGAGTATCCTTGTGGAGATGCCGGTGGAGCGACATACTACTCGTGAGAGGGAGACTGTCTACTGTGACTACGACCGTGACTTGTACAAGTGGGTCGTGAAGAACAGGATGGATCCCTGGACAGAGGAACCCCTTAGAGACGCAGGTGGGGTCTGCAGAATCTTGAGAAAGGTGGTCAGTGATAATGACTGGCGTTCAGAGCAAGCCAAGCGCATACTCTCAAGCAATGAGAGGGTTATCGTATTCTACAATTACAACTATGAGCTCGATCGAATCCTTGCAGTTGCAGAGAGCATTGGACTGCCTACGGCGCAATGGAATGGACATCGGCACGATGCTATACCAGCAGAATCTCGATGGGTCTATATCTGTCAGTACACCTCGGCAGCAGAGGGATGGAACTGTACTAGTACCGATACGGTTCTCTTCTGGTCCCTCAACTATTCCTGGCGAGTGACGGAGCAGTGTGAGGGTCGGATCGACCGATTGAACACGCCGTATTCTCGGTTGAAGTACTACTTTCTTGAGTCTCATTCCTCGATAGATGAGGCTGTTCGGCGATCGCTGAGCTCGAAGAAGGTGTTCAACGAGAGGGCATTCGTCGGTTAGAATACGTGTGACGGTGGTCCAAGATTGGGGTTACAATACGTGTGACACCCAGTTTTGGACCACCGTGGACCATTTTTTTGTGTTACTGATGTGACTAATGTGACTCGGAATGGGGGTGGGCCAAAAAAAGTGGTCCAGTGGTCATCACACGTATTGTGGACTTTTCCTTGGAATTGCAGCGAAAGGTCAAGAGTGGACCATTTTTATGATAAAACATATATTGATTGATTGATTGATTTTTTAATATATATAAGAGATAAGAGATTTTTCAAGTTTTGTGCCCACCCCCTAGTTTAGTGCTGTTTGATGATGTTTGATGATGTTTATCGATCGAATTTTCACATTAGTCACATTTGTAACAAAACCCCACCCATTCCAAGAATATCCCCTCTACAATACGTGTGACACCTCTTGTCGCAATCTACGCATATAATGATAAGAAGGATAGAAACAAGCCTATCCCTTCTTATAGGCTTACCCAGAGGAGCACACCATGCGTGAGTCACAATTCCAAGCGCAGCTCATCAAGAAGCTGAACAAGATGTTGCCGGGGATCATCATTCTGAAAAATGACCCCAACTACATTCAAGGTATACCCGATCTGATTCTTCTCTACAAGAATCGTTGGGCAGCCCTTGAGGTAAAGCGAGGCGCCATTGCCTCAGTCCGTCCGAATCAAGCACACTATGTTCGGACCATGCATGCGATGTCGTATGCCGCATTCATCTACCCTGAGAACGAGAGCGAGATCCTCAGTGAAGTTCAACAATCACTCACAGCTTAATGGAGCCCACGCATTCCTTTCCGCCAGTAAGTATCACTGGCTCAACTACTCTCCCGACAAACTGATCGAGACCTTCCGAACCGCCCAGGCTGCTGCAAAGGGCACCCGTCTTCACGAGCTCGCCGCTGAGCACATTCGGTTGAAGATGCGTATGCCTCGAAACAAGGTGACATTCAACAACTATGTTAACGATGCTATTGGGTTTCGGATGGAGCCAGAGCAAGTCCTGTTTTACTCGATCAACTGCTTTGGCACTGCTGACGCTATCTCCTTTGACAAGGGCCTGCTTCGCATCCACGATCTGAAGACCGGCGTTCACCCGGCTAAGGTTGATCAACTCATGATCTACGCCGCGCTCTTCTGCCTCGAGTATGATGAGCGTCCTGGAGCCATTAACTATGAGCTCCGTATCTACCAGAATGATGATATTCAGGTAGCAAACCCTGAGGGCGAGGACATTGCCCGAATCATGGACACCATCATCCAGTTTGATAAGCTGATCGAGAAGATCAAGGAAGAGGAGGCCTAATGGATCTCGCCCATTATGGTGTTAAGCGCCGTTCCGGGCGCTATCCTTGGGGTTCTGGTCAGGACCCGCACCAGCACTCTGGTGACCTGCTTTCCACTATCAAGGATCTCAAGGCGAAGGGTCTCTCTGAGACTGAGATCGCCAAGGGCCTTGGAATGACCACCACCCAGCTTCGAGCCCAGAAGTCCATTGCTAAGAACGAGAAGCGTAAGGCTGACGTTGCAATGGTGGCCCGGCTCAAGGAGAAGGGGATGTCTAACACGGCCATTGGTCGCCGTATGGGCATCAACGAGTCCTCTGTTCGAGCGCTTTTAGACCCAACCCTTAAAGAAAGGGCGGGGAGTACTGAGGCGCTTGCCAAGGAACTCAAGAAGCAGGTCGGTAAGGACGGTCTTCTAGATGTCGGACTCGGCGTTGAGGTCAATATGGGTGTTACGAGCACCAAGATGAAAACCGCAACCGCCATGCTCGAGGCTGAGGGCTATCACGTCCACAAGGTGAAGGTCCAGCAGCAGACGACTGGCAAATTCACCGAAATGAAGGTCCTGGTGCCTCCGGGCATGGATTACAAGACGGTTCTGGCCAAGCGGGGCGAAATTAAAGCCCCCGGTGTCAATATTGAGGACCGGGGTCGTACCGTGTACGGTATCGAGAAGCCCACTGCAGTTTCCAGCAAGCGACTGAAGGTTCGCTATGGAAACGAGGGTGGTACCGATATGGACGGCGTTATTGAGGTTCGACGAGGAGTCAAAGACCTCTCCCTCGGCGGCTCAAACTATGCCCAGGTTCGTATCTCTGTTGATGGTACGCACTACCTCAAAGGTATGGCGATGTACTCGGATGACATCCCTAAGGGATATGATCTCCGGTTCAACACCAACAAGAACCCCACGGGCAATAAGCTTGACGCCCTCAAGAAGCAGACTGGCGATCCTTCGAACCCATTCGGTTCGGTGATTCGCAAGCAGCTTCACTACACTGATGCCCACGGCAAGAAGAAGCTGTCAGCGATGAACATCGTCAACGATGAGGGTACTTGGGGTGACTGGTCGAAGACCCTAAGCTCCCAGTTCCTCTCGAAGCAGCCCGTCTCTCTTGCTAAGCAGCAGCTGCAGAAGGTTCGGGATAAGCGCCGTGCCGAGTTCGAAGAGATAATGGCCCTTACCAATCCCTCCGTCAAGAAGAAACTACTGCAGTCTTTTGCAGACTCAGTGGATTCTGACGCCGTGGATCTGAAGGCAGCCGCTCTTCCTCGACAGGCCAGCCAGGTCATCCTTCCCGTCCCCAAGATGAAGACCACGGAGGTTTACGCCCCCAACTTCAAACATGGGGAGAAGGTCGTTCTTGTTCGTCACCCTCATGGTGGACGATTCGAGATCCCAGAACTGACAGTCAACAATAAAAACCCCCATGCCAGAAAAGCCATAGGGACTAAGGTTAAGGATGCTATTGGTATCCACCCCAAGGTCGCTGAGCGTTTGTCTGGTGCGGACTTTGATGGTGACTCAGTTCTCTGCATTCCCAACAATAGCGGAAAGGTCAAGACCTCACCAGCTCTTAAGGGGCTGAAGGACTTCGATCCCAAAGCTATGTATCCGGCATACCCTGGTATGAAGCCCATGACTTCTAAGCAGAAGCAGATGAAGATGGGTGAGGTTTCAAACCTCATTACCGATATGACTATCGGTGGTGCAAACCAGGCTGAGATTGCCCGTGCTGTTCGACACTCCATGGTTGTGATTGATGCTGAGAAGCACAAGCTCAACTACAAGCAGTCCGAGATCGATAACGGTATTGCCGCCCTCAAGAAGAAATACCAGGGTAAGGCAAATGCTGGGGCTTCTACTCTCATCAGCCGTGCTTCTTCTGAGAAGCGGGTTGCTGAAAGAAAAGCCCGGTCCGCTTCAAAGGGCGGGCCTATCGATAAGCGGACAGGACGCAAGGTCTATGAAGAGACTGGGGCTACATATGTAGACAAGCATGGTAAGACTGTTCTCCGTACAGAGAAGTCTACCAAGTTGGCCGAGACCCATGATGCATACTCCCTCGTTTCAAAGAACGGGAGTGCTATTGAAACGGTCTATGCCAATCACTCTAACGAACTGAAGGCTATGGCTAACGAAGCCCGTAAGGCTACGCTTGCTATCCCCTCTGTTCGAAAGAACCCCCAGGCTGCAAAGACCTATGCCCCTGAAGTTAAGTCTCTCAAGGCCAAAGTAAACGAGG